TGAGAGTGCTGCTACTTGTGGTAATACCTGTATTGGCAATCTCATATCTTAGAGGAAGTGATGCTGTTGTAATATAAGTTGATTGAATTAGGTTTGCGTGATGGAATGAATGGCAATGAATCATTACTCCATTAATTACAAATCCCATTCTGACTGTACCAAGTCCTAACCACTCAATATCCATCCAAAGAATTTGTGCTTTGGTTTTATCTAAAGTAATTCCAGAAGGTCCAGTACCATCTAACTTATCAACATTCCAATTTTCTTGTGCTACTCTTGTTTCAGTACCAGTAGATAAACTTCTCTCAACAAAATATGCTGTTGTTCCATCAATCTCAAAATACATTCCATTATCAGCACCAAAATATCCAATTCTTTGTCTTAGATTTTCTTTTGGGGGCTCTGGGACAAATGTATTTAAAGTAAGTAAGGATTTGCCTGGTTGATATGAAAATGTCTTTGTAGTCTCTCTAATTGCAGAACAACCAGCAGTAGTTCCAATACCAATATTGACTAATCCTTGAGCAGTTACAAATCCAACTGTAGAACCAGTTCCTACAATCAAACTATCCCAAAGATTATTGTCTCTGTACCTGTGAGAACTATCAAATAGAGTAAGAGGTTGAGATATTCTCATCCTCCCAAAAGCATCTCCCGCTACAGCCCCAGTACCAGCAACACCACAGTTTCCAATGTTGCCGTATCTGTCGGCACACATGATAACTTCATGTAGTGTTCTTTCCTGGTTTAGATAATCTTGTGTATTCTTATTCCACTGTGCCATAATTAATCTTCAACCCACGAAAGCATTGCTGGGTTGTACCTTTTTCTAGTAATTACTTTAATGTCGGATTCTTCTTTTTGTAGTTTATATACTTTCTGAACCATTGCTCCAGGATATTCGTCCTGCAATTGCTCAGTCAATTCCTTTTCTGTAGGAATAGTTTCTCTAGTTGTGGACAAGTCCATACGATAGAGTTTACCTTCCCAAACTACATCAGCACCAAACGCCTCATTTTGGGGAGTATCGATATCATCAGTATCAATAGTAATAGTGATTTTGCCCTCAGACAAAAATTGTTGAAAGGATTTCATATCAGCAGTCCCACGCTCTAAGAGATTTGTTGATTCTGCTATCAGGATCGCTAGCAGTTTTGGCAGAAGTAAGTTTCTTTTTCATGCCTTTCATCCTTGCACAGAATGATGCGCGACGCTTATTACCTTTTTCTTTGGAAGGTGCTTTGAGATCGCTACCAGGATTCTCTGCCTCATAGGACTTGCGTCCCTTTTCGTTCAGACCACCTTTTTTGTTCTTACCTTCTTTGCGAGTCCAGGCAGCACTTTCAGAAACTTCTTCTTCCTCTTTTTCTTCTTCCTTTTCTTTCTTTTCCTTCATCTTTTTGATTTTATCAACTGCTGCTTTAGCAAGCAATTGGCGACCAATAGCTGCAACCATTGGAGCAGCTTCGTCGATATCAAGAGTCTTGGGATAATCCTCATCTCCAGGTTTAGCGGGTTTCTCACCACGCTTACGCTTGGCATGAATATTATCCCAAAGACCTTTTTTCTTTTCTTCAGTAATTTTCACATCAGAGTCATCAACCGCTGGAGCATCGCAGTCTCCAGTGGTTAATGGTTTCTTCTTCTTTGCTTCCGACAAAAAGTCCGATATTTCAGAATAAGAGAACGACATTTCTATAATCGACTAAACCATTTAGTATTATTTATCTTGACTTTCTTTCTTGGGTTCAATTGCAGAGACAACTTCTGGTTCTTTCTTTGCTACCACTTTACCGCCACCACCACCACTCTTAGCGGGAGAAAGTCCGAAGGCAGCTAGCGATCCAGAAAATACAGATGCGATAAAAGTTGGGTCAAAATCTAGGATCTTCTTACCATCAGGAAGTCGAACATATGAGAATGTGAGGAGAGAAGCAGACCAAATAAGTACAACTACTTTCACTAAATTACCAAGGACTTCACTTTTATCTTCATGCTGGTCGTCTTTCTCTTCTACTTGTGCTTTTGGTTTATTGAGCATGTGTAGAGAGTAAGGCTCTTCTATTTATTTTTAGACATCTGTTTAAGCATTTTCTGCAACTCTGCTGTACTGCCAACGAACATTGCATTATTAGTTACATTTGTTGGACCTTTACTTTCCTCGTTGATATCTTTCAAATCTTTTTGAAGTTTCAAAAACTTATCTGTTGTATCAGCAACACTCTTAAGCAATTGACCAGCAACTTCATATGCTCTAGGTGATTGAGATTCCTCTGCCAACTCCATAATACCGTTCAAAGCTTCTTGACCCTTTTCAATCAAAGAGTATAGATTTGCCCTGGTGTATTCATAGTCCTTCTCTACATCATCTTTTGTTAGACGATCTGGTTTTTCTTTTTCTTTTTTAACAGGAGTTACATCTACAATTTCACTTGTAGTGTTCAACGCTTCGTCTATTTTGTCGAAATCATTCTTCATACATCCTCCCGTCTAGTGGGACTATAAACCTTGCCATCACTAAAGTCAGTGAAGGTTTCGGAGAATCCAAAATCATCTCCAGGTTCTGCATCGATTGGATCAGGTACAGCAGTGTATCTGACTTCTCTCTTAGCAGTCTGGATATCAGTATCTGCATAGTAATCGACTTGGACCTTACGGATGAGACCGTCGGTGCTTTCTGCAATAGGACCAAACAGATAAGTCTTTGCTACAAAATTGAGTGTATATGTTAGAACTCTTCTTGTAGAAAAGTCTCCTTCATACTCATCAGTAAATGAAATATTTTCCAAAACAATAGGAATGTCTCTCTTTTCTCCAATACTATCGATCAAGTCAATGGTAATATTGAAAGATGGTTGGAAGAATGGAAGAATCTGCTCAACGATCTGCAGAGCATCATCATTCAATTTTGTCATGATGTTGAGTTGAAATCCAACATTGTAAGGAACGGGAAGAAATACTTTCTTTACATTTCCTCCACCATCAACTGCTTTGAATGTTTTTGTGATCGAGGTTTTTCTAGACCCGTCATAGGATAAAGAACTCATCTCGAAAGACATTCTCGGGAGAGAGATGGCAGTTGGTTTATTGAGATCTTGTTGCTGCTCTAACTTTGCAAGAAACTTAGATCTCGGACCATATGCTAGGGGAACTTTGAGATCACTAATTGTAGCACCAGATTTGTTTTCTTTCTGAATATGAACATCGTTAAACAGAGTACCAAAAGCAACAACTGTTTTGCGAAGAATTTCGTGATAAAAGTATGTACCTAACATCAGAAGTTACCGAATGGATTTCTCTCTGTGAAATCAAGAATGTCGTCAGCGGCAGTCTCTATTTCGTCATTAAGAGTATATGGACTTGCTGTATCAATTCCAGTGTGTGACAATACTTGGTATCTGGCAGAAGATGCAGTTCCAGTAATGAATTCGCCAGGAGTGAATACTCCATTATTTATTGCAATTTCTAACTTTCTCTGATCCTCATTGAATATCTTGACATATCCTTCAGTTCCCGAGAGAGATCCAACGACTCTTTCGTTGAAGAAATATGTACCCACACCAAGAGAAAGAGGACTTCCAATGGTGATAGTCGGTGTGGCTTCATACCCAGCACCAGCATTAGTAATATAGATTCTGTTAAGTCTATCTCCACTTAGAGTTGCAACAGCAGTAGCTTGTACTTGACCTGCTTTTACTCCAACTACAGCACCAGTTGTGCCAATGCCAACATCGGCAGGATGCTGAATTGTGATAATCGGAGGAGAAACATAGTTTGTTCCAAGGTCAGTAATACGAATGGATGTAATACCACTATTTGTCAAAGAAGCTGTTGCTGCAGCACCAGCACCAGGACCACCAAAACTAATTGCTGGTGGTAAGGTGTATGCAAATCCAGGATTCGTTAGTACGACTTGATCAATAGAATAGAGACCTGATGTTTCCGTGGTGAATGCAACGGCGGCGGCAAGGGATGAAGTAACACCAGCAGGAGACGGGGAGATAGTGACAGCGGGTGCGGAAGTAAAACCATATCCATCGTCATTAAGGAAAATTTGTTGTAAGGCACCTTGGCTAGCAAAGGAGTCAACAACTGCTAGAGCAGTAGATCCAATGCCAGCAAGGACAACTGTAGTGACTTCTCCCTCTGTTGTAATTCTTTCGTCGATAAAGTCTACATTTGTATCGACATACTCGTCTTCGTAGCGGAAGAGTTCGCACTGTAATTCGTAAATATAATTCTTTCCAAGTTGATAGAACGGATTTTCGTGTTCTACATGCTTGATTTCAAATAATCTTTCTCCTAGTGGAAAATAGATTAGATCTCCTTCTTTCGGTCTCTCGCCAAAGAGGATGTCAGTTCCAGCATTTCTGGCATCATGAGATACCACAAACGGAGCAATGAAGTCTTCGTATCTTTCTCTAGAAACAGTCAGTGTAATTTCATTTTGCAAGTTGATGCCAAACTTGCTCATGATATCACTACCTTTTGCATATCCTTCGTAGTTGTTCAGATATGCTTCTAAAATATATGCATCTGTAAACTTAGACGATTGTACTTCTCCAAGCACATCGTCAGTAACAATTAATTTTCTTGGGATGTAATATACATCCACACCGAACATTCTTAGGTGCTCGTCAATAAGCTGCTGAATGAGATTCTGCTCATTCGGAGATCCTTGGAGAAAGAAAGGATTTAAAGCCATTACCCAATAAGATCAAGAGGAGGAGTTTCGTATGTTGACATCATTCTGTCTTCAATGCGCTGTAATTCCATCACAGCATCTTCATAAATTTGTCTACCGTTGAGTTCTACGCCTCCAGGGAGTTTGACTCCTTGGAACTTGATTAAGTTCTGACCCCACTGCTTCTTAACTAAAGAAGTGAAGTACTTTTTCAAGAAAGAATCGTTGTAGACTCCAGCATAGTTTGCTGGATCCATGATTCTTTGACAGTCAATAATTATGTAGGTGTCTTTTTTGGTTGATCCCCAATCAATATCCAAATACAGTCTATTATTTCTCTTGTTATATCTGATCTGCTTATTAGTAGAAAGTAGGAAATCAATATCTTCAATATATGTTTTTGTCATTGCATAACTCAAGAGTCCATCATATCCCAAGTTAAATGCAATATCGTTCAAGAACATCTGATACTTGTAACTGAACATATTGTTAGAGACATGACTAGAGTCAAAGATAAAGACTCTTTCAATTCCAATAATCGAATCAGGTACAACTAAGAAGTTTGAGTTCTCTTCAAAGTCTCCAGATGATGTAGTAGATGTAGTAATACCAAGAGACTCTTCATTACCTCTTGCTCTGCCTCTTTTGATGTCATCTTCAGTAACTTTGTACTTTAGATAAAGTCTTTCTACACCATCAAAATGACGCTCTTGAAAAAGTTGAAGAGCGTCGTCTAAAGCATCGTCTACTTGTTCGTCCGCTACATTAATCTCCAAGACAGGATACCCAAGTTGCCTGAGAGCATAGTCCTTGAGTCCCTGTCTTGTGGTTGGCTTTGCCATCAGAATGTACCCCCGTCGATGCTGTCAGACCAGATTGGAATGTTGTTTTCGTCAGTTGTCAGGATGTAGTTTGAGGTAGTCAGGAATCCAACTGTGCTGAGACCGCTAACCAGTCTTCCATCGTTTTCAAAGTAAGCAACACCGTTAGGTCCGCTATATCCAAGACCAGTGATTCCACCTTGATCAGATCTGTAGTAGATTCCATCACGGAATGTACCGTAACCGATTACGCTCAGATCATCTTGGACAGTTACCTGACCAGCAGCAGAATCAAGAACGAGTTCACCGCTAAGAGTATTTATTTTGGTGGAAGAAGAACCAGCACCGATTGTAATGTTAGCGATCGTAGATACGCCAGTTACTTTCAGGTTATTGGTGGTTGTTACACCAGAGATGAACAGGTTACGACCGTTAACCTCATCATAAACAACATCACCGATGATGTTCAGATTACCAGCGATGTAAACATCGGTGTTGAAGGTAGCAATACCAACGACTGTCAGTCCGAGACCAATTACAGTGTCGCTAGCAACATCTAACTTACCAGTTTGCAGTTCGCCAGAGACGCTAGCACCAATTGCCGTTGTCTCAAATCTCCTACCATTATCATAATTCAGTTGAACTTTGCCATCAGCAGTGAAGTTAGCGAGAGTCTCGCCAGTGTACTTCTGAAGTTCTACCTGATTAGAACGGATTGCAAGGGTTCCTGTACCAGCATCATCGATGTAAGAGTTGTTGCCATCGTGGTAGATTTGCAGGTCATTATCATTACCAAAGTTTGCCTTGACTCCATCTTTGAAGCTAGTGATTCCAGTAAATACTGCGTTGGTTACTGCAACACCAGTAATCTTGGCATCAAAGGCATCGAGTGCCTCTGTATCAATTGTTGTGATGGTAGCAGCAGTACCAACGGTATCCGTTACTGCCAGACCAGTGATATTGACATCACGGGCATCTAGGGTCTCAATATCAACCGTGGTGATGGTTGAATATGTACCAACCAGAGATGTTACAACACCAGTTACTGCTTTGAGATCTTCGACTGCGAGATTCGCTTCAAACTCAGAGTCACCAGTTACGGTCAGACCTGCACCAACGGTGAGGTTGGATGTGAAGGTAGCAACACCAGTGATCTTGAGATCTTCCAGCAGGGTAGATCCGAGAACATCGAGTCTTGCTCTTGGAGATGCAGTGGCGATACCCAGTAACTGACCAGGATCAAGACGCATACCCTCAACACCATCAGTGTTGAAGCGGATAGTGCCGTCAGAACCAGAGTCATCGAGAGCAATGGAGGTGTCGCCCTTCTGGAAGGCATCCAACTGGATGACCGTAGCGGTCAGGATACCCAGGACATTGACATCGCCAGTGATGTTAATCGAACCAGCACCAGCAGGGTCGATGTTGATATCACCAGTGGTGGATTCGATGTTGTTTCCAGAGATCTGGATGTTACCGAATGTGCCGCTGGTAGGAGTGATCGTGCTGCTGTCTACGCCATCAGTGATCTGGAGAGAAGACAGTGCTTGCAGACTGGTTACCTGCTGCGAGAACGCAACCGTGCCAGACTCCTGATCGACATAGAAGGCATCACCGACTCTGAAGTCACCCTTATGGTCGATGCTGACAAAGGAAACATCGCCGTTGTTAACCTCAGTAACTTCGTTTGCCTGAATTGCCAGGTTAGGATCGTTGGAGAAGTCTCCACCAGCACCAACATGGTTGAAGTTCAGAGCAAAGAGTCTCAGGGTTACGCCATCACCGTCAGCAATGACACCCTTTTGACCATACTCAACAGCACATCCGACCGAACGCATGTCGGCACCGAACTTGCTGTAGTCGGCAAGGATAACCTTAGTAGCAGTTCCGATGCCACCACCCGCTTGAGTGATGCGAACATCTTGATATCTGATTACATCATCAGTTGTAGTTTGGATACCAGCAGAACCATTGAAGTGCAGTAACAGGGAAGTATCCTTATCACCGAGCAACTCGGCGGTCGGAGCAGTGAATCCTGCGGTGTACTTAGCAACTCCGTACTCAACTCTGACTTCATCGATATAACCTACCAGAGAGTTGCTGGTTCCATCAAAGTCAGCACCGATAACCAGACCCTTGGATGCACCGTAGTCTGTCGTGTCTGATGCCTTAGTACCAATTTGTGTACCATCAACAAACAGTCTTGTATTTGTACCTTGTCTTGCCAGGGCAACATGATACCAAGTTCCAGTAGCAATACCAGCACCAGAACCTTCGATAGCGGTTGTTGTGCCAACACGCATATCAACTTCACCAGCAGCACGGAAGGCAAGACTGATACCTTCAGCGTCTGTTCCGTTGTCTCTGAAGTCGATCAGAGTTGCAGAAGAAAGACCAGACTGATAAGAGTTGACGAAGAATTCAACCGTAAAGTCTGTATTAGTTCCGAATCCGAGATCTCCGCTAGAAGGAACGCTAATAGAATCATTAGTTCCATCAAGCGCGAGAGAAGCAGTACCAAACTTCTTAACAGTTGTGCTCAGTTGAGCATTATCGTTAAAGGTGATTGCCTTAGCAGATCTAGCAATGAGTACCTCAAAACCAGTTTGCTTGCCAGTTACATCGATGTAAGTACCATCGTAGTCAGCAACAACAGCGGTAGCAAGACCAGTTACTCCATCGGTATCGTAGTAGGTGATAGTATCACCAACGCCCAGCGTGGTAATACCAGTCATTCTCAGTCTGGTTTCACCAGCAGAGGACAAACCAACAGATCCAGATACACCCTTAACAGCTTCGCTAGCAAAGTAGGTGAAACAGTTCAGGTACTCGATACGAGCACCGTTGGTCATTTCAAGACCCTTACCGCCAGGAACGATGAAGGTACATTCGTTGAACAGGAAACCTGCCTCTAAGGACCCAGGAGCGAGTTCTGAACCATCAACATAGGCACCACCACCAGAGATGTAAGAAGACGGCGGAGAGTCCGCAGAACCGTATCCGTAGGGATCGGTAGCAGTGATGTTGCTACCCTTGTTGAAGACGGTTACACGCTGGACATAAGGCGATCTGGCGGTAATAGCGATGCCAGGAGCATAACGGAACGCCCAACCTTGGTTACCAGCGGTATCGAAGTACTGACCAGCAACGGTGACATCTTCGACAACCGTTCTGTCGTTCATTAAGAATGCGTCCTTTTGCCTTGTGGCAATCGTAGGCATAATCTTGGTAGCACGGAGACCCGCACCCTTGACCGTTACACCAGCAGGGATAAGCAGTGGGAAGGTTTCCTCATAAACACCAGCATCAATTTGCAGAATCTCATTGACGCCAACCCCTGTCATTGCTGCCAGGGCATACTTAATCGTTCTGTATGGTCTCTCGGGGGTTCTACCGCGAGAGGCATCACCATCGTCAACACCATTCAGAGAGACATACCATGTGTCAGTTCTGGCGTTAATGGTAGCAATACCAATCTGAGCAGGTTCACGCCAGGTGATCGTGCCACCAGGGTCTGTGCTGAGGATATGTTGGGTATTGAGTCCAACAACGCCTGTAGAGTCATACAGAGAGGTTACATAACCAACATTAATGTAGGATGTATCACCAACAAGATAATCTGCGTCAATAGTGACGATCGTTGCTGCAGTACCAACAATATCAGTGATGATACCAGCAGTAATCTTAGCGTTGAGGATATCACCCTCTGTTACATCGATTGTAGTGATCGTGGCAGCAGTGCCAACAATATCTGTAACAGCGAGTCCAGTGATATTAACATCGCGGGCATCTAAGGTCTCAATATCGACCGTTGTGATGGTAGCGTATGTACCAACTTGAGATGTGATGATACCAGCAGTAATTCTGGCGTCAAGAGCATCTAATGTAGCAACATTATCAATCGTACCAAGATTATTATCAATCGTGGTGATTGTTGCAGCAGTGCCGACGATATCAGTAACTGCTAAACCAGTAATATTGACATTACGAGCATCGAGTGTCTCAGTGTCAAATACCGTGATGGTAGCGTAAGTACCAACGATACTTGTTACAACACCAGCAGTGATCTTAGCATTTACAATGTCACCTTCGGTGGCATCGATTGTGGTGATTGTAGCGGCAGTACCGACGATATCTGTAACTGCCAGACCAGTGATGTTTACATCGCGGGCATCGAGAGTCTCGATATCAACAGTTGTGATTGTGGCATAGGTGCCAACCTGAGATGTGATAATGCCTGCGGTGATCTTGGCATTGACAATATCACCTTCGGTTACATCAATGGTTGTAATAGTAGCGGCAGTGCCAACAATGTCAGTTACTGCTAAACCAGTGATATTAACATCACGAGCATCTAAGGTCTCAATGTCAACTGTAGTGATAGTTGCATAGGTGCCTACCAGACTGGTGATAATACCAGCAGTGATTTTGGCATCAAGGATATCAGCAGCATCGAGGTGTGCAGTACCGTCGATGTAAATATCTCTCCACTCACGATCGGTAGTACCGAGATCGAGAGAATCATCAACATTGGGAATATACTTGAGGTTGACTTCCCATGCTTCTCTTGGGAAGTCATACAGGAAGGTCTTATCAGTCGTTCCCTTAAGAATGATACCACCATCGTTAGCCGAAGCGTTAGATGCAGGAACACCAGAGGTAATACCAATCTCAATGTTCTTGTCAGTTACTTGCAGAACCTGACTCTGAACAAAAGTGGTATTACCGTTAACCGTCAGATCGCCAACAACGGTAAGAGCACCACCAACACGAACATCATTTTGGAAGTTAGCATCTCTGATCGTTGCATATGTGCCTGTCAGAGAGGTGATAATACCTGTTGTGATCTTGGCATCAAGAGCATCAAGATTCTCAAAGTCTGCTGTGTTATAGGTTACGCCATAACCAGACAAGGAAGTAACAACACCAGCAACAACCTTGATTGTATTGATATCACCTTCGTTAGAGTCGAAGGTTGTGATGGTTGCGTATGTACCTACAAGAGAGGTTACAAGTCCAGTAGAGATCTTGACATCTCTGAGGTCAGCAGTCTCGGTATCAAATACAGTAATTGTGGCATATGTGCCAACTTGAGATGTAATGATACCAGCGGTGATCTTCGCTGCTTCGATATCTGCATTTACGAAATCTACATTCGTAATAGTTGCAGCAGTACCGACGGTATCCGTGATGATACCAGACTGAATCTTAGCGTAAGTGATCGCAAAGTCAGTTGCTAAACCAGCAGTGACTTTGATGTCCTCAACACCAATATCATTGGCATCGATTTGAGGAACAGATGTTACGCCAGCGATTACTGTGTTACCAGTGCCCTTATCAACAATTACTACACCACCGACATCGAGCAACCCAAAGGGTCGTGTGGTGCCGATACCGACATAACCAAGTTGGTTACCGTCGATCCAATTGATATTCTCGTTACCGATTACAAGTTGATTGTCGCTATCTCCGATAGCAACATTTCTTTGATAACCGATAATAACATTGCCACTGCCATAAGTTTCGTTACCAGCAGAATAACCAATGGCAATGTTCTTGCTACCGTCTACTCTGTAAAGAGTGTAAGGACCGATAGCAATGTTTCTTTGCTGTTGTCTGGACCCCGTACCACCACTCAGGAAGGTTCCGTTCTTGCTTGTTACAGAACCTGTGAGGGTCTGGAATCCGAAAGGCATGGTGAATGTATCACCAACCTCATAACCATCACCAGGAGAGATGATTTCAATATTTGTGACAAGACCAGTGGAACCAGTCTGAAGTCTAACTAACAGACCCTGACCAGATCCACTGGTTTCTGTTACATCTTCAGTCTGATCATAATCTGCAACAGCAGTTTGGTCACCAACATTAATGCTCAGACTTACCGCATCAACAACGGGGAAAGTCTCACCGTACATTGCCTGGTTGCCCAGAGCAATGTTCTCGTCGTTACCACTAGAAGATAAGGCAAAACCTACCTTATCACCGATCATCAGGTTCTTAGTACCTTGCAGTCTAAATCCTGCAAAGTTACCAATAGCAATATTAGATTCTAATTCATCAAAGCTGGAAAGAATACCAGCATATTGCATTGCACTGGCACCAATCGCAATATTGCGACGGTTAAGGACTGTTTGTCCCATGCCAGCAGCGGCATAGTCACCAATAAAGATGGATCCGTCTGCACTGCTAAGACCTACAGCAGTGTCACGACCAATCTTGATAATGTCATTGGCAAAGGTTACTTGGTTACTGAAAGAACCAACACCTGTTACCTCTAGATTGTTAGCAGTAAGAGCATGTCCTACATTTACTTCATAGTAGTCAGCACTTGTGCCACTCAATGTGGTCACAACACCTGTTACTGCAAACAGGTCTTCAATAATACCATTAGTAAATGTAAAGTTTGTTGCCTCTAATGTAGCAGCAGTTGCAACACCAGTGATATTCCAATTTCTAGCATTTGCCTCGTCATAAACGAGGTCACCAGTTACATTGAGGTTACCACCGACAGAAAAGTCACCAGCAACTGTACCAACACCTGCGACATAAAAGTCGTCTACGACAGTCCACTTGGAAACTCTTGCTTGAGTATCAAGAACGACAACTTTAGATGCTTCGGGTGTACCGAAGGAGGCGGGATTTTCTGGGAAAAGACTGGTGTAATACTCACCACCAATCGGAATAGGTGATGCAGTAGGACCAGATGGATTACCAATGTATAACTTCTTGTATGACTTACCAGCACCTACATCGCTGGTATCGTAAGTGTAAACAAGTTCACCAAAGGATACGCCAGTACCTACAGGAGCAATGTTCGGCGGAGAAGTGCCAAGCGTTCTTTTGAGGAGGATCGTTGCGGACATTAGAAGACACCTCCGTCAATGATAGCGGCTGGGAAATTTTTAGTTGTGATGAAGGTGTTTGTCGCCGCTTCATAAACCAAAATAACACCGTCCTCCAAGTTTGTCGCGTCTACATCCGCGAGTAGAGTTAATCTACCACCAGAACCTCCACCGAGGGCACCACTGGCAATAACTTTGACTTGATTTGATGTGCCGATTCGTAATGATGGCATTACCTTGTGACTCCTGCTCTGACTAGGACCATTCCTTCAACGACCTTGTACTTATAGCCACCAGCGTCTTCGAGGTTCACATCATATACATAACGCCCTGGTTTTAAATCAACGGTTTCAGTAGAACCCAGAGAGATCTGAATCTGACCGTTTTCGGGATCGGTAACGGTAGATGCAAAGGAGACGGCAGTACTACTACCTGCCCACTTTCTCATCTGAGAAGTTGCTGTGTAGTTGTTTAAGTTTAAAAAACTTCCTGTGTCGTTGTCCCCTAAACTGAAACCGTGTTGAAAATCAACCCCAGTGTCAATTTGAAGATTAGCAATGTAAACTGCCATTCTTTACATCACGGATTATCCTATTAGGTATTTAGTTTCCTTAATTCCTGTAATACCTGCTGCATAGTCAATTTGATTTCTAGAACATCTGCTTTGAGCAAATCTAGTTCAGTGCGTGGGATATCGCCACTATCCTCTGGAACAAATCCATGATATTTTAAAAATTCAGAATGGGGATTTCTACTCATAGTTTATCAATAATTTTACTTAACATATTCTTAATCTCATCGATGTCTTTTTTCATAGACTCGATTTCTTCCTTCTCAGATTTTTTAGCATCTCTTTGTCTTATGTATGCCTGATAATTGGAGTCATCGCCATTGACGATGGCTCCAGTTTCAGAATCTCTCCACAGATAAGAGTGCCCTTCAACGGGAATCAAACTCATGCTACAGCGATAACTCTAAGGTTCTTGACTACAGGATACTTCGCTTGATTAGTTCCGCTGAATACCAGTTTGACTTGGAATCCATTAAAACTAGGAAGATCATCTATAGAGTATGTATACTCTCTGTATTGAGTTTCGTCTGCAGGAACAAAAGCATCGGATCTACCATCATTTTGTGTAGGATCAATTACTTGATCACCGATACCATCTCCGTCTGTATCTATGAGGTTAAGATATCCAGGGAATAATTCAAAGTCAGGAGTTACTTCGCTAGAATCCGTCTTAAGGATACTGTATAGAGCTCTAATGTCACATTCCACAGGTCTGCGAGCTTCAAAGATAAGCTTGAGTGAAGTTGCAGGGTTCTTAACATAAATCGGATTCGACATGTAGTAAGAAGCATGTGGATCACTGAATCTGCTATTGACTCTAGAATCTGTTCTGTAGTCTTCGATTGGATTATTCAGTCTGTTTTCATACAGCAGAGTTGCGGCAGATTCCATGTTCACAACAGGAGAATTGTATTCATCTCCATTATTGTCTAGTGCAATAGTGTATGCAAAAGATTTGTTTCTGGGGAGAGATCCAAGTTTAGCAGTCTCATTTGCACGAGATGCGATAATTCTTGTTGACTCAAATTGATTGATTCTGTTGAAGTCAATATTAGAAAGTCCAGCATCAACATAAGCAGACTCGGAACCATTCGGAGATGTGCCTGTAATAGTTCTCAACTGCAGGGAAATGAAGTCTCCAGGTCCGAATGTAGTAGCATCAAACAACGGTCTTGCAGCGTCAAACTGAAGGTTCTTAGAAGCATGGACATTCTTACCACCACCAGAAGCTTCTTCTCTGAAAGAAACTTGCGGAATGGAATTTGCAGAATCATCACTTCCTCTGCTAGATCCTCTGTCAATTTGGACATAGTATTCATCAATTCCTCTCAGAACAGTGGAGACATCGTGCTCAGTATTGATTCTTCTGAGGGATACTCCAGAATATTCATACTTGGAGACGATATCGTTTTGGAGGTGGTTAAGAGCCTTAGTTCCATCAACCCCTCTTACAACACCACCAAGACTGGAAACACCAACAGTTGTATATGAAATAATTTCACTGTTGATGAACGCATATCCAGTGTTTGCTGCACTGACAGCAGCACCTTCGAAGGTAGCGAATTGAGAGGTAGACGCTACAGAAATTGTTGTTTCATTCGAGGCGAGGTTGACGGACAGTTCAGTCGGAACCACATCGGATTGAACATCTTGGATGATAACTCTATTGGAGGAGCTATGCATACCATGATTTCTATTGTCTACTTTGAAGTATTCTCCAGTATAAACAGATCCAGTAGCATCATAGGTGATAATATCCAGTCCAGTATCAATTGTTGAACCACTATCATGGTAGTACAGTAGATCATTAGTTGCAGTGTCAAACAGTTCTGCTTGGACATTTGTCAAATAAAGAGTGTCAATTCCACCGAGAGAGTTGATACCAACACGAACTCCAGATCCAGAGTTTCCAACATCAGCAGTAACCAGACCAACAACATCACCTACTTTATATCCGCTACCAGAAGATGCAATCGATACTCCTGTGATAGCAGAAATACCAGAACCAACGGTGACATTGAAAGTAAGTCCTTCGCCATTACCGACGATATTGTAAGTGCTTACTGGGTTGGTAGGAGTTCCATAATTCTTACCCCCAGTCAGAATGCCAGGAGTTCCAAGAACAGGACCACCTTTATCATCAATATATCCATAACGGTATGTCTCAGTGCTTTCGCCAATTTTTCTACCCTGAGCAAATACTGTTCCAATCAAACCAGCATTAGATGTGGTTGTGATACCGATCTTTGCTTTTTTGGGCAGAGATGTAATCGGATCGAAGTTAAGAGGGGGCAGTAGTCCGTTATTAGGTTCAATGGGAGGATTGTAGAATGTGAGGAGACCGATATCGGAGGTGAATTTAGCTCTATAAAGTTTGAATGTGAGGTCTTCAAACTGAGAAGGAGTCCAGGTCTCTCCATTTTGAGACTTGAAGAGAGAACCCATTGCAAACTGCTGAGAGTAGATCTTACCTTGAGCAGAAGGGAGCAACTGAGTATTGAGTGCTTTTTGACCCATCTCTCCACAGAATACCTCATACTCATCGCTATCGGAAAGAAGAACGATTGCGTAAGCAGTATTGGGATCTAAGTAGAAAGGTGTTCTGAATCTTACTCGTGTGGGGACAGTTCCATTTTGAGATGTTGTAATGTCAGAAGGTCTGAGAACTGCAATAGCGTTTCTATCAATTACTGACAATGTGGGTGTGCCAAGTTCAACGGTTCTAATTTGAACAGTTACTGGGGTGGTTCCCGTATTCTTCTTAGCAAAGAAAACATCAAGAGAAGTAATCCACGCACCTTCTGGTCCTGTTACGATTGTTTGGGCAAGAGGATCTCTTCTTCTTACCTGAACAGGGCGATTTCTGTTAACAACAACAGTTCTTGTTCTATCAATAACTGTGGTGTTATTGATGATAACTGGCGGCGGCGGAGGAGGCGGAGGAGGAATCGTACCTCTAATATCAATTGTAGAAAGATTAGTAACAGTCGTTGTTTCGAGAGTTGTAATTCTAATATCCGTTTGAATTACTCTTGTAGTGCCAGTCGCAAGATATCTACCAACTGCGGTAGAGATTAAGGTACTTCCTGGTAATGGATTTTCATTTGTAGCACTAGAAGTAAGTTTGAAGTCTCTGCTACCAGATCTAATTCTAACTTGAGGTGTTGGTGTTTGGTTAGGATCTCTAATATAAACAGATCCAATCAGATCACCAAAGTCGTCAGACACCAGTCTGATCCGAGCAACAGTTGCTTGAGCACCACTTGTCAGACCTCTCAAAACCATCCCAGGGAGAACAAGTCCAAAGAAGGCTCCTTGTGCTTGAGCTGCAAGAGATACCGTATCAATATTCAAGACTGTGGATGCTTGAGAGTATCCATTAGGAAGAGTGGATACTGCATCATACGGGTTGATAGTATATGTTTCGTTAGGATTATTGAATGGTCCAGACTTATGATTTGGGGTGCAAAGTCTGAATTCAAAGTTGTTTCCATTTACAGAACCTCTGATGGTTTCTCCAACTTGGAAAGAACCAGAGACATTATTAACCTCAAGAAGTTTTGGAATGATGTCCAAACCATTTTGATTATCAAAGTATGCATAGAAACGAGTGTTTGGTTTCAAACCAATCGCTTTAAACTCAATATTTCTAGAGCGACAGAATGGATCAAATGTTTCTTCAGCGATAAATGTATTTTCGGATCTAATATCATCTCTTTGAACTGTTCTACCAACTTCTCTGGTACTTACAGTAGCAGATCCACCGAGAACTCCACCTCTAGTGAGGCTGAAGTTTGCTGCAACTTGATTATTAAATACCGTAATACCAATAGTGTTACGAATAACATTCTCGGTTCTTCTAGTATTAATCCAGTTATCAACAGTGGGATTAAGTCTCAGCGCACCTGTGTAAGCAACAACATGGAAGGGGTTAATGTTGTTAGTCTTGGTTGCAAACTCTTGTTTAATATACTCAATTTCCTCATATTTGAGAGAAAGTAGATCTCCTGTCTTTTGGGTATTTGTAGAATCTAAAAGTTCGAAGTTAGAATCAAAGTCAATTTGAGATGTGGGAAGATCCGTTTTAGGAGCGACTTGAAGATCAATAGATGAGAATTCTCTCAAAGGTTTTAGTTCGCCAAGTTCTGTGTCGATCTCTGCAGGAGAACTTGGATCCATGAAGTCATTAGTCTTGAAGTTATCTACAAAGAAACCAGACTTAAATCTTGTAAGACCTTGAGCATCTCTAATTTGTAGAGACTCGGCACTCTTCTCAAGTAGAGAGAGACTAGTAGCAAGTTCCAGATTTTCAACTCTATCTGCAAGATCACCGATATCACGCATTGTGAATCTACGGTTATCCTTTAAGAAGACTCTCGCTTCTTCTACATCTTTAAGATATGCGGGAAGAAGAATAGTAGCGATCTCCATCCCTTTGCTGGTTGCAGCGGGAGGGACTGGTTGTCTTGCTGGTGTGCCGCCTTCAATCTTGAAAGTTCCATCTGGGAGAAGAACTAATTTGTCAATTCTAGGTAGATAGAAATCATAATCAAAAGTCATTGACTCATTAGGAGTCAAGATTCTATCAGGTTCTCCAGAAAAATCTCTAGATGTATAGAAGAAAGGAGACTTCGATGCAGACGCTGGATTAAATGCAGATACTCTAGGTCTAAAGTCTAATACATCGTGAGCAGGAGTTTCGGAAGGTCCGATATTAGGAATTTCTTTTGCATATCTTTCTTCATCATAACTGTTGACAGTAAATACATCACCAGTGTCTCCACTAGGAACATCAAATCTGTTATAGACTACCAAGAGTTGTCTGTGAGGAACATAACCTCCTTTATTTCTAACAATTCTAGAATAATCATAATATTGATTCTTTTGTCCTTTGTTTAGCAGATAGCTCGTAGTAATATCTCTATACTTACCAGGAGTATATGCTTGAAGTACAGCAACAACATTAGACTCTTCAAACTCCAGAGGTTCGAGCACTGAGAATCTATCATCAGTCAAATAGACAACTTCAATTTGACTATTTAAAGCATCAATAGAAACTACCCTAGCAATACCTTTGCTCGTTGTTCCAAAGATGTTTTCTCCGATAATAGCACTAGTGAAGACATCATCAGTAGAAGAGAATGTTAATTTATCTAAGATCGGTGCAGAAGAATCCAGGGACTCGTAAATTGCAACGATATCAGTTACATCTGGATAGTTGAGACAAATCTCTTTATCTTGAACTCTGAGACCATAGAGTTCACTATGATTCAAACCATCATTAATACTGGTCGAAGGATCAGTTCCAGATCTTCTATTAGTAGATCTGGTGATAGAAACCTTTTGCGATCTCTTAAACTCTTTTACCTTATTCTTGATATTTGCCTTAGAAACAGTTACATTAACAGTAATGTTTGACTGACTGGGAGTTAGGTTAGAAATCGTAAGAGATGTTGGAGTAACAGTTACCTGAGACTCATCAATATTAGCGATGGCACCGCTGGAATATTGTACTTGATATCTTTCCTGATCAAATGCAACGAAAGAAACATCATCGAGGTTGACAGAAGAGATTGGAACAACCAATACCCCACCAGAAGTTGTGGTCTCGTTCTTAACTTGAGCGGAAAGAAGAAGAGTAGAAGAACTAAAGTCTACATTTGAAATACTTAGATCGGGAAGTCTGGTGATCAAAGATGCATTTTCAAGAGTCGTATCCTGAACACCAATCTTAATAGCACCTTCAAATGCCTTTACTCCACCATCAAACAGGTTGGAGACAGTTGTCATTGCACCAACAGTCATTGACTGAAGATCTGCTGCAACAGTAAGAACTACATTTTGAGTAGGAACGCTCAGAGCAGACCCAGATGTATTTGTAGGAGCCTCGTATCTAATAATATCTCCAGGTTTAAATCTCTCAAAACTATCAAATCTAGGAGAAGTTACTACTCCACCAGCAGTGATCTTCAGTGTTCCATTCCCAAATCTGGGAGGGATGCGATCAGTTAACTTCTTGCTTGCGGAGAAAGTGTTTGCCTGTTGGAAACTATAAACATCATTGATGCCATATGTTTTGATATTTTCAACAGACCTGGGTAGTTCCTCTACCCCATTGATTAAAAGTTGCTCACCTAATCTGAAAGTTCCAGATGTTTGAGTGATATTAATAGTGCTTGTTCCTGCACCAGCAGCTGCTGCATATCCACTAGCACCGCTCTCCTTACCAACAACATATGCCGATTCAATTAGCTCAGTGGAACTAACATTGTCGTTTAGTGTAAGTGTAGTGTATGTTTGAACATCATACAGATACATGTTAAATTCTGTAGATGCATTTTCATATTCAGCATCTCTTAATCCAAGTGTATATACCTTGGCATCTCCAATCTTTACACTAGATCCAGCTGCAACTGCACTAGCACCGCTGTAGGGACCACTGTAAAGATCAATTCTATTTGTAAATGTGGAAAGACCGACGACATTATTAACAACAAACTTATTTCCCATTTCAAATGGGAACGCTTTGTTTTCTACCTTTTGAGTCTCTCTTGGTTTTACAAGGTCAAGAGTTGTTGGTCCATCGGTAGATACATCATAACCATAGATATATGCTTTACCTGCACTAATTTTCAATACTGCTAGATCATCGCTAGGAGTATTTCCATCAAATGTTGTTTGATCCGAATAATAAGAACCATTGTTTCCCTGTCTATCATTCAGAGACTCTCCGACATTGACAAGAAACTTTTCTACCGCATAGTTTCCAGATTCGTCATAAGTTCTAGATGCGATATAATCTCTAATTCTAGAATACTCTGTATCCTTTTTAATGGAAAGAATTGTTCCATTATCAACTCTGAGGACCTCTACAAAATCAGTATCCTCAAAATCATCAGTAGACTTCTTAGCAAGGACTAATTTGATTTGAAGTCTATCTGCTCCAGGAGCAGCAAAGTTAGAAAATCCTTTTGCGTTGTCGTAAAGTGTATTATCTGCTTTAGCACTAATTGCACTTTCTACAATTTTCAAACCAACACGATAGGATGGTTGAGAATTATATTGATCTAAGATAATTGTTTGTTTCTTTACTCTAACAAAATTTCCCCTGACAAAATATACACCATCATCAACAGACGCTGCAGATCCGATACTACAAGCATTTAATTCAATCGTAGATGCGAATGTTCCACCCACATTGATGGTTGTTCCACCAAAACTAAATGCTTCCTCAGCAACCAAAACTTCACTATCACTGAAGAAATTAAAATCTCCAGATGAAGAAGACTTAATATATTTTACAAAGAAAGTGTCGTAGTCGTTATCAGACTCAGTAGCACTAATATAATTGATTACCTTTGCAGTAACCCCAGATGTCTGACCTTTAATTACTTTGCCAACGACTTGTTGAGCATAGACCCCGATATCAATACCAAGGTGTGTTGGGTTTACTTGGACAGCATAGTATTGTCCATCAAAAGTAACGGATCCAGGAATGACAATGGATCCTTCTTTGAAGATGTGACTACCAAATGTTTCTACCTGATTTTGCAGGATAGATTGTAAAGTAGAAAGTTCTCTTGCCTGAACAGGAAATCCTGGTTTAAACAGAACGCGATGATAACCCTTTTCGGGGTCAAAATCGTCATAGTATGGACTTACATTGAGGTTAGTCTGTTGTGGCATCTTCTTAGAATTCTAAAACGATTTTGATGTCTTCTTTTTGACGCTCATTTCTTGCAATAGAGGGTCTATTATCAAGATAAATGATCTCACCAGTCCTTTTATTTATTTCGGATGGAGCAAGACCACCAGTAAACTGTACACCTAGATCAACAACTTTACCAGAAGGCGTGGTTGTTGAAATTCCAGAGAATCCAGAATCAATGTTCACGCTAAATCCACCGTCAGCAGTAACAGCATTTCCAGAAGAAGAGAAATCTATAACTGCTGCATCTCCACTGACTCCAATACTGTCAGTCGCATCATAGAAAACTTGATTGACATACAAGTTTCTATCTTGGAAATACTTGATTACCTGAGTAGATATATCGTAAGAAGCAACATATCCCTTTGCAGTTCCAATTCCAGTGATAGTTTGTTGAATCTTTGCACCAATCGGTAATGGTTGAGCAGAACTTCCAGTGAACTTAATTGCTTTAGTATTGGAGAATTCGGATGTATTCAGGACAGCAGTAGATCCAGATCCAGCAGCAATTGGATTCTTGATAACCCCAATTTGGGCAAATGTAGTATCCGAAGCAAAGTCGTAAGAAGAATTATCAAATCTAGAATAAATTAGAACCTTATCGGTTCCGAGTTCTTTGTAGAGATCATAACCATGCCCTCTAGAGGGAGGAATAATCGGAGTTAGTTTTGCAAACTTAGTAGCAGATGCATTGATAGAAGAAAGATCAACTCTTCCAAAACTATATCCTTGTCCACCAGCAGTAACAGTTGCAGAAATAATCTGACCGTTAGTGTTTGTTTGGACTCTTACTTTACCTCCAGTTCCATCACCCAAAATGTCTACTTCTACTGGAGTAGACAGGAATGCATATCCCTCTCCCTGTTCATCAATAGAAACAACTTTAATTTGGTTATTATTGACTTCAGAATCACCATTGTCTCTAACGACCTTGATCTCATTTTCAGTAGAGGTTTGCCACTCGTTAGGAACTGCTATGTACTCTGTTGAGTCGAATTTAACAATGTCGGCGGGAGGAACAGTAAAGAGGTATTTCCATAGATAGCCGTCACCACTCGTCCCAGCAGCGGATGGTTCCAGATCAGTAAATGTTGGTTCATCGAGAGACGCGCTTGCTGTCGATGTGATACCCGCAGAACCATTATCAATGCAAATATAAACCCTAAAGTCTTGGTTAATTACATAATAATTTGCAGAATACAGTCTACTAGAGTTTGAGACTAGAGATCTGTTGTTAGTATTATAATCATGACGGTACATATCATAAGATGTACCTTTTGTCCACTGGACTTTACGGATCAATCTCCTAACATCGCCAGGCAATACCTTTCGCCCAAAAAGCATCGTGTCATATACATGATTAATATAACTAATATTATCAATAGGAGAAGGGGGTTGGACAGTTGTGCTGTTCCAAGTGCTAGTTCTTCCGTAACCCGCAATAGTCGGATTAGCAAGACCTAAAAATGTATAATATGAATTAGATCCATCAATTACGGAGTCTACAAAATTATTTGCGTTAATGACCCTAAATTGATCGGTGATAATGGCTGCCATTATTATGAGCGGGCGAAAGGTCTAACTTTTTTGTATTTATAATCGTTTCGGGAGACCCCCAGTCCCTCTTAATCCAACACCCCTTCTTTGTACAATGGGATATTGTGACAATTGTGGATCATAATTCAATCCCTTGACATTTGCATAGACTGCATTCGCGGCACGATCAACTTCACCAAATCTACCCCAGCTAAAGTAAGCGTATGGGAAAGCAGTAGATCCAACCCCAACAAACCCAGTAGTGTCAGTGTAGGAAGCAATATTTGCAGTGATGATTCCAAGACGACTTCCAGATCCAGTTACGAAAGAAATTGCAGAAGCATAGTAAATGCCATCACCATAATATGTGCTAGTACCAACAACATCACTATCATGAGTATCGATTGATGTTATCGCAATACCTGCAGTGTTAATTCCAGTCCCATAAAGTCTGAATGGATAGTTAGTTCCAAGTCCAGTGGGATCATTTCCATCATTTACATATTCTTGAACATCAAATTGAATTAAGAGAGCAAGGTCGGTTCCGATACCAGGACATGTGCTAATACCAGTGACAACACCAATATAACCTTGGACATTGGCAACCAAAGGATTAATGCCAGTCATATCCTCGTAGTTGATACCAGAAACAGCAGTAGTTCCAAATCCAACTTCTGCAATAAATGCAAGGTTGAAGTTCTCCGTCAAACTATCATCAGTGTCTTTAAACAGAGCAACAGAATCAACAAAGAGGAACGCATCAGTTGTACTAACGACACCGATTACGCTAGCAATAGGACTAATTTGAGCTTCAATAGAGTCTCTTGCCTTACTAACAACAGAACCATCAATCAGAATATCTTTCTTCTGTTTAATCCAAGTAAGGGGTTTGTAGTTATCATTACTAATGCCTACTCCTTGATAGAACGGTGTTTCTACAGTAACAGCACTGTCAATTCTCTTGACAATTCTATTTTCATCTTGAGCAAAGTTATCGACTGTCTGAGTTACTGTATTAAGTTCAACCTCAGCACTCTTTTCAAGTTTAACCTCATCACCAACCTTAATTACCTCATTGACATCAAACAAGAAACTATCCTGTCCAATTGTTCCTCTGTAGAAGAAGATAACAACATTATCTTCTGGAGTAGGTGCAGTAGTAAATTCAAGAACAGAACCGCCAGTGAACGAATAGTTCACTCCAGGTTGCTGAATTACTCCGTTAATGAAAATAAGAAGAACTGCAGAAAGATCAATTTCCTTAGAATCAGCATCATTTCTATCAATTTCAAAACTGACGATAGATCTTTGATACTCAAGAATAAATCTCTTTTGATCACCATTTTGATATCTCTTGATATTATCAAGATAGTCAATATTACCAAACTGCCATGCTGCTACTTGGTCCGTGAATACATCAATGACTTCGATTTCAAAGTCTTTGAAGTTGTCCCCTGCTGCGGGATCGGTGGAAAGTCCAGCAACAGTAAATATATCTCCGCGCTTGAATCCATAACCTTTCTTAGAGAACTCCCACTTAGCAACTTCATAATAAGTAGATCCAATTCCAGTAGCAGTAGAGACACCAGCAATTTCAACAGAAATAGAGCATCCAACACCTGTTACCGTAGTTGCGCCAAGACCAATTCTGGACAGACCGATAATATTGAGGTTTTCTCCATTTGGTTCGGGGGGAAGAATAAGATCATCGGCAGTATAATTGGTGCCAGGACCAACAACAGAGAATACCAGAGATCCACCAGCGCCAACAACGGCGGTAATCGTCGCTCCAGTGCCTGTAGAAGAGGTTACAGCGATGCCAATGGTGCCAATACCAGTTCTGTATCCAGAACCAAAGGTAAGGGGGTGCCACTGGGCAGCAGTACCGCCACTTACATAAGTGTGTCCAAATGTCGAAGGTCCAACATTAGTCTTAAATTGAGTTGCTGAAATGAAACCAATAACAGCAAACGGGTCATCATGATCTGGGAAGATATTGGTAGTGATACCAGTTTGAACTTGACCACCACCTGCATAGGTATGAGCGATAGTGGAAATACCAACATTAGTGACAAAGGATGTAGTAGTTCCAACGGAATTTACAGGATAGAAATATCCTTGAGTTCCATCTGGGAAGATAGTAGTAGTTACACCAGCGTGAGGAGCAGTGCAACTGAATCCAATATATGCTAATTTGACATCATCGCCAGCAGTCAATCCATGATCACCAACAGTAAATACGGTAGCAATACCAGTAGATTCATCATATTGGAAGTCATAGACACTGTATGTTGCACCATATCCAGGGCAGGTGAATGCCAGACCAACTAACTTAACCTGATCTTCCAAAAGAAGACCGTGTGGTGTAGCAGTTGTGACTGTCATGATACCAGTCTTATTGTCGTAGAATGCCTCGGTGACATTTACGGACGGTCCTGCAGTCGAAACTCCGATGATATTCGTGATTGTTCCGCCAGTTCCAACTTCCAATCTTACAGATGCACCCTCAAACGGAGCATATCCAAGTCCAGGAGTAGATGCAACAGAAATGATGATGCCGCCTCTAGGTAACTGGTTTTGGTTAATATCATCTTCATCAATAATTAGATCCGTAAATCCTACTGATGTAATACCAGTGAACTGAACACTAGCGGCAGAAGATACTGGATCTTCAATGATTTTGAAGTTAGAAATCCCTTCGTTGTTCTCTCCAAATGGTGCTTGGAAGATACCATTAACGAAGAGTACACCATTACCACCAGTTGTACCGATACCCGTTACTGCAGCACCAATCGCAGTCAGTGAGAATGTGTTCTCAAGTCCATCAAACTGATCAGAGAAGTCATCAAACAGTTCGTTTGTATCATAATCAACTCTCAGATAAGTTCTACCACCAAAAGTTGCTCTAGGATATGGAAGATTGCTGGGATCCGAAATTCCAAGGTCACCACCAAGAGGAGCATCCGTAAAGTGAATTTTGCTGTTAAGAATTTGGAAAGCGCCTCTGTGAATTCTTCCAGTAGTTCCTGCTGCGTGATCAGTTGCAGCAGTTCCTACGGCACCTCTCTCAACTTCAGCAATGCTCCATGTACCAATACCAGTAATAGGTCCAGTAGATGTAGTAGCAAAACCTACAGTCTTAACAATGGTATATTCATCTTCAAGTTTCAGAAGATCTCCAGAAGTAACTGT